CTTCGGGGTCGATGCGATTCCTCATCCTGAATTCCTGCACTACGCAGCACCTCCTTGTAGGATCGCGGCCACCGGGTCGATAGACACTAGCTGGCGTACGACGTCGGCGGTGGCTCCGTCGTCGTGACGGTGGTAGGAGACGACATTCGGCGGTAAGCCGTGCAGCACGTTGCGCAGCTTGGTCTGGCGACCCTTCACCCAGCTGGCGCTCTGCTCGGGCTTGCCCAGCAGGAGGGCACGCGAGCTGCGGCGCTGCGCCAGAGTCAGCGGGCTTGCCTCCAGGCAGGCAACGTGCAGGAGCCAGCCTGCGTCCCACACGGCCCGGAAGAACTTCAGGTTGGCGAGCCGGTCCCCCTCGCCCAGGACGTGTTCCCCGGCTCCGGTGCCCGCCAGCCAGTTCACCATCGCAGGCTGGACGTTCATGGCGAGCGCGTCGGTGCCGCTGAACTCTTCTCGGCGAGCGCCGAGCTCGACCACGGGAGGTGCGGTCGCCATTTCGAGCCAGCGTACCGGGCCGACCCTGTGCTCGGCAGCGGGCACCCCGGCGGTCATGGCCTCCACGAGGGTGCTCTTGCCTGAGCCGGGTTCGCCGACGATGTAGAGCAGGTGACGATCCTCGATCATCGTGTCACCACCACGATAACAGCCAGCACGAGGAACACCAGCAGCCCCCACTTCCAGCTCGGCACCGGAGGCGGGTCCGGTGGGAACTTGCGGTATCTCTTGTCGGGCGTCATCGCCAGTGCGTCGCCTCGTAGCCGTTCACGAACGTCGGGTCATCTCGGCCCATGCAGATCACCTCTCCCGTGTTGCGGTACCAGTTCTGTTTCTCGGGCTTGAGCCCTACGTCGCCGGGCTGCCGCTCGAGCAGAAGATGCTCGGGGAACAGCTCGGCGCGCGCATGCCAGAACAGCTCCAGCCCTTCGCCGGGCCAGCGTTCCTGCATGGAGACGATGCGGTTGTGGAGCATGTCCACGTAGCAGTTGGGGTAGCGGCGGTTCGGCCGATGCCAGCTCTTGTAGGTGCAGAACGCAGACTCGAGCGTGAAGTAGTTGACGTGGTAGGCGAACGGCTCGTTGCGGTATCGCCAGCGGGCCTCCTGGAGCAGGATGTCGGCCTCCTCCGCGAGCCACTCGACCTGACCGCGGCCGTACTGGCCCTGGAACCCGGTCTCCACGTACCAGTCGAGGTCGTCACGGCCGAGAATCTTGGCGATGCCGTTGCGGTGCGACTTCGAGCCGCTCATGTCGTCGAGGAACAGCTGATCGCAGTTGAGCGGCACCCCGCAGATTCGCAGGTACTCCAGATAGCTGAACGTCGAGAGGCGACCGAACGAGTAGAAGTGGTTGCGCACCAGCGCCCAGGCCCGGCGGAAGAACTCGTACTCGTCCCCGACGCCTCCGCACTCTTCCTGGAAGAAGTCCCACTGGCTGCGGCCCGCCAGCTCGTCGCGGTAGCTGCGGACGCAGGCCGGGAACCCTGCCTTCTGGTGACGCCGGTCGGTGTCCCAACCGAGACGTGTGAAGTTGTCGTTGAACCAGGCGTCGAGCAGCTCATGGTCGAGCCATGCCGGGTCGGGGAAGCGACGCATGATGATGTAGCTCGTCACCGGGTGCTGCGTGCAGCCGTTGATGAAGGCGAACCAGAGCGCGTCCTCCGTCGACCAGTGCAGCTGCTTCGCCAGCCAGGGGATGAGCGCGTAGACCACGCCCGGGTGAGAGCCGTACTTCAGGTGGAACCCGTAGAAGCGCAGGAACGTCTCGCGCCGGTACTCTGGCCTGCGGAAGTCCATGCCCGGCTCGAGGTCCTCGACGTCGGCGACGTCCATCAGATCGGAGTAGCGGCCAATCTCGCCGCGGCGCTCGCCGGGCGGCATGTAGTACAGGTGCCGCCACTCCTGCAAGTCGAGCGCGGTTTCGGGTGCGCGGCTCACGACCGCGCCTCCGAGTAATCGTCCTGACTCCACGGCTCCTGTTCCTTGGCCTGCACACCCTCGTCGCAGTAGCGACACCCCTTCACGCGGATCGGGTGGTGGTACTCGCATCCTTCGCCTTCGTACTTGGCCTGCACGCCAGCAGGCGGGTCGCAGTCTGGGCAGAAGTCCGAGCGGATCGCCTCCTCCGTCGTCATCTGCCTGCCGCATTGTCCGCATAGCGCAGCGGCATTTTCTTCGGGGTCGGGTTGCCTACCCTGGCGCTCTCCCGCCGCTTGCGCGGCGGCACTCGAACCCAACCCCGAAGCCTGCACGCCAGCACGGCAGATGCAACGGCCCGATAGATGATCGCGTTGGCATCGGGCAGCGGATCGGTGATCCACGCAGTCGACGACGCCGGGGGTGCCGACAATCGGCGCGGCCTGCACGCCAGCGAGGGCGGCGCGGCGAGCGACGACCTCTACGTATCCGCGTGGGCCTTGCTCCGCGAACGCTGCGTATTCCTGATCGGTCAGTTCCATGAACGCGGCCAGCCCGCGACCGTCCTCTGCTGATTCGTGCCAGCGCGAAACGATCACGTTGAGCAGTTCGTCCAGGGCTGCCCGTAGCTCGTCGGCCTCCCGGCGAGCCTGCGCCCGCTCGCGGTTGTTCGCGGCAGCCCACAGAGAGCGGTCTCGCCTCATCCGGTCGCGTTCATCGTCAAACGTCTTCGCCATGTCGGTCATCAGGTTCTCTAGGTCGCTGGCCCGCTCCTCGGCCGCAGACCGCGCCGACTCGGCTCTCCGCATCAGTTCGTCCGAACGATCGGCCCGTTCCTCGGCAGCCTCCGCTGCCCGCTGCGTTTCGAGGAACCGTTCCCGGAAATACACCTTCCAGTCCTGTGATCCCTGGGCCAGCGCGACAAGCGCGTCCAGCGCCTCGTCCGCTTCACATGTACGGCATCGCCGTCCTGGCGGTAGGTCGCGTTCAGGATGGTGCCACGAATGATCGCGGTACGCCTCGCGGATTGTGGCGGCGTGCTGTTCCGGCCCACCGGTTTCGAGAATCCGGTTCGCCTCGTCGGGCGGATGGTCGGCCCTGACCTTGGCGGCCCAGTCGGCATACTGTTCGTCGTTCATACCATCACCACCAGTTCGGAAGGCTGGGGGATCGGCGGCAGGTTGTCCTTCATCGCATCCCAGCTCGGCCTCGACCCGACGATCCAGAAGCAGCTCTCACCGTCGCTCATCCACTCGGGATGGTGCTTCGCGATGTGGCTCATTACCTTGCCCTCGTAGGTTGGGTGGAACTCGATGCCCTCGTACTCGTACGGCACCTCCTGCTGGTAGCTGACCTGGCCGGTGCCGTGCAAGTCCTCGTAGTGCAGGTAATAGCCCCCATCGTTGGAGAGCAGGTTGGCGGTGTCTTGCACTCGCCGGTACTCGTCGGGGTACTCTCGGGTGAACGCGTCCCCGATGGTCGTGTTGAGCGCACGGCTGATCTTCTCCAACCTGCGCTCGATCCATTCGATGCGGTTCGGCCCGATTCCGACCAGGTTGACCTGGAAGATGTCCGCGGGCCAGAGCGCGAGACCCAGCAAGATGCTGACGGTGGTGACGCAACTGCCCGCCGGGATGATGAGCCGGTTGACCGTCGGAAGGTTTCGCACCTGCCGTGCGCCGATCATGTGGAAGGCAGCCACCGCTTCGTCACTCGCCGATTCCGGCAGGCTGATGCCGTACTCCAGCCGGTACGCCTGCGGCCGCTCGGCCGCCAGCCGGTCTAGCGCACGCTGGAGTGCCGGGTTGTACGCCACCGGGTTGATGATGAAGCGGGCACCGAGCCGAGCGGCGATGCCCACGTTGGGGTGCTTGAGCGCAGACGCCGGGTTCGTGGCTCCGATGATGTGCGTCGTGGGCATGCCGTAGTGCCGCGCCACGGCAGTGCTCATGCTGATCTGTGGCGACTTTACCGAGCTGGCCGAGATCACCTCCCCGCCTTCGACCTCCTCGCTGTACTGGCCAAGCAGGAAGATGCACTGGCGCAGCTTGGAGCCGTTCAGCCCACCGTAGCCCAGCGGGGCGAACTTGTCCTCCCGCTTGAACAGCATGCCACCGTGGCGCTCGACCGGCGTAAGGTCGAACAGGTAGTCCTCCCAGCGGGTGATGTAGCGGTTGATGCTGAGGTCCCGGAAGATCGTGTCATTCGTCATCGTCTTCCTCCTCTCCGGCCATCACGAAGGTGATGCCGTACCCGGGCGGCAGCATGCTGACGAAGGCAGAGCCGACCTCGTCCATCACCAGGTCACGCACCGGCACGGCCTGCCAGCGCGTCGGGTTGACCTGCTCCAGCAGGCACTCGACACGTTCACCGTCGCGCGTCACCAGCCAGGCCGAAGGCTGCTGCGCGCTTCGCCTCCAGGGCAGGTTCACTCCCGACCCCACAGCAGCCTCCACACCCGTGTGAGGAACACTGGGTCGGTCTCGTAGCGGGCCATGAACTTCTTGCGCTGCTCCGCACGGTCTTCCTCGGTCAGCCTCCACCACCTGGCTGACAGCTC